CAAAAACGTGACGGGGTCTACGTCCTCTAGCAACAAGTATCTCTCCTGCCCTGGCGACTTCCTTGCCGCGTATTCGATGGCGGTAATTGATGCGTCGGGCAACTATGAGTACTTGCTCAACAAGGATGTAAACTTCATCCGGCAGGCGTACCCAAACCCCACGACAAGCGTTGGCATCCCCAAGTACTATGCGCTGTTCGGCCCCACTACCACCAGCGGCGCAAGCCCTGTGTTGACAGACGAGTTGAGTTTCATCCTTGGCCCCACGCCTGATGCCGTTTACAGCATCGAACTTCACTACTTCTTCTATCCGGAGTCGATCACGGTTGCTGCGGACGGGCGGACTTGGCTGGGCGATAACTTCGACACGGTGCTGCTGTATGGCTCGCTGGTTGAAGCGTACACCTACCTCAAGGGTGAAACCGATTTGATGGCGCTGTACGACGGCAAGTACAAGGAAGCGCTTTCGTTGGCCAAGCGTCTGGGTGATGGTCTGGAGCGTAGCGATGCATACCGCAGTGGTCAGGCTCGTATGGCTCCTCTACCTCAGAATAACGGAGTTGCCTGATGGCGTTCACGGGTAACTTTGCCTGCAACTCGTTCAAGACGGGGCTGATGAAGGGCACCTTCGACTTCGATGTCGATACCTATTACATCGCCCTGTACACCAACGCAGCCTCGTTTGACTACACAACCACGGCCTACACCACGACGGGTGAGGTGGTTGCGTCTGGATACACCGCAGGTGGTGAGCCTCTGACTGTTGCAGTACTGCCAACAACTGGGACCACCGGGACGGTGGCCTACATATCGTTCAGTAATGTCTCGTGGACCGCAGCGTTTACAGCTCGCGGTGCGCTCATCTACAAGCCCGGGGATAACGGGGCTATCTGCGTGCTAGACTTTGGAAGCGACAAGACTTCCACGACGACATTCACGGTGCAGTTCCCCGCTGCCACCAACACTTCTGCAATCATCCGCGTTGCATGAAACTTCTAATTGCGACTCCTATGTACGGCGGGATGTGCTCCGGGGAATATGCTCGGTCATCTCTGGGAATCACCCCCACGCTTCAGGCCAATGGGATCAGCGCGTCCTTCGCCTACATTTACAACAACAGCCTCATTACGAGTGCGCGGGATCAGTTGGCCCACATCTTTCTGACCAACGATTTCACGCACATGCTGTTCATTGACGCGGACATCAAGTTTGATGCTGCTGATATTGTCTCCATGATGAAGGCGGACAAGGATGTCATTGCAGGCATCTACCCGAAGAAAGAGATCAACTGGCACATGGTGCATCAGAAGGCTCTTGAGGGGGCCAAGCCAGAAGAGTTGACCAACTACACCGGCTCTTTGGTGGTGAACTTGGTGGACTATGAGAAAGAGCGCGTTGTTAAGCGCAACGAGCCGGTTGAGGTGTTTGGAGCGGGTACGGGGTTCATGCTCATCAAGAAGCATGTTTTTGAGGACCTTGCCCCGCACGTTGAGAAGTACATCGACAGCAACAGTGAGTCAGAAATCCACAGCTTCTTCTTTCTGATGAAGGACCCGGAGACGGGGAAGCAGCTTTCTGAAGACTACGCCTTCTGCCGCTTGTGCAGACAGCATGGGCTTAAAATCCATGTTGCTCCGTGGGTACGTTTGGGCCATTCCGGGACGTACTTATTTGAAGGTTCTGTTATTCCCGTAACACAGTGAGGTGCGCATGGCTCTTGTAATGACCACTAAAGGCGAAATGGAAGAATCTCTCCTTGAAAAGAGGGAAGGTTTCGTGGACAATGACCACGAAAATACGGCTTGGGTTGAGTATTGGCATGAGGGTGAACTGGTTCACCGCTCTGTCCATGTGACGCTCAAGAAAAATGTCTTTGCAGATGGCGTAGCCGCAATGCTGGCCTAACCGATAGGAGTTTTATCATGGCAAATACCCAAGCAATGGCAACCTCGTTCAAGGGCGAGTTGCTGAATGCGTATCACAACTTTAGCGCCACCAACCCGGCGCGTACCCTCAACACCGCTGACTCGTTCAAGGCCGCGCTGTATCTTGCTTCGGCAACGGTCAACGCTACCACCACCGCGTACAGCTCCACGGGTGAAGTGACCGGCACGAACTACACCGCTGGCGGCGTTGCGATTACTAGCTTTAGTTCTCCGACCACGTCGGGCACGACTGGGTTTACCACGCCCACGGCCAGCTTCACGTACACCAACGTGACGCTGAGCACTGCGTTTGACTGTGTGCTGGTCTACAACAACTCGCAGACCAACCGTGCGGTGAGCGCTCATACCTTCGGTTCGCAGACCGTGACCGCTGGTACGTTCACCCTGACCATGCCGACTAACGACGCGACGAACGCACTGATTCGAATCGCGTAACGGGGCACGGGGCGAACCCCCGTGTAGCGGATGTTTAGCAACGCCCCGTTTTCAGACGTCCCCTTTAGCTCGCTTGCGGGCGGGGGACCTGTTACTGTTGCCCTCACCGGTGTAACTGCTACTGGTGCGGTTGGTACAGTATCGCCCGCTACTTCCGTTGCTCTTACCGGTGTATCTGCCACCGGTCAGGTAGGGTCTGTTGCTGACTCTACTACTGTTGCTCTCACGGGCGTACAGGCAACGGGAGCGGTCGGTTCTGTTAGTGGCACAAATTCCGTCGCTCTTACGGGTGTTGCGGCTACTGGAGCGGTCGGCTCTGTTGCGGTTTCAACCTCTGTCGCTCTTACGGGTGTTGCGGCTACTGGGGCGGTCGGCTCTGTGGCTGTTGGTGCGCGGTCTATTGCTCTTACGGGTGTCGCAGCTACGGGTGCCGTTGGCGATGTCACTGACTCAACCACTGCGCAAGAAAACGGTGTCGTAGCCACCGGTCAGGTAGGCAATACTGGAGTTTCTGTATCTGTCGCACTTACTGGAGTGCAGGCTACGGGTACGGCAGGAACGGTCACCCCCATCGGTGTTCAGACTGTTGCAATCACTGGCGTTGCAGCCACCGGCGCGGTAGGCACGGTTACCGTCTCTCGTTCCGTAGCAATTACTGGCGTTGTGGCTACAGGAGCAACAGGCTCTGTAGCAGCTTCCAACTTTGTAGCCCTTACGGGGGTTCAGGCAACTGGGGCCGTGGGCTCTGTGGCAGTTGGCGCTCGTTCTATTGCGCTGACGGGTGTTGCAGCTACCGGCAGCGTTGGTACGCTGAGTGTTTCCAACTCTGTCGCTGTCAGTGGTGTTCAGGCATCCGGGCAAGTTGGCGATGTCACGGATTCCACAACCGCCCAAGAAAACGGTGTTGTCGGCACGGGCCAAGTTGGTAACACGGGCGTATCTACATCGGTCGCGCTTACGGGGGTGCAGGCCACTGGGACGGCGGGGTCAGTTAGCAGCACGTTGACTGTTGCGCTGACTGGAGTTCAGGCTGCTGGACAAGTCGGTTCCGTTGCCGTTGGGGCTCGCTCTTTTGCCCTAACGGGCGTTCAGGCCACCGGGGCAGTCGGCTCTGTTACCGACTCCACTACTGCACAAGAGGACGGGGTCGTCGGTACGGGGCAGGTGGGCAACACCGGGGTTTCGGTCTCAGTTGCCCTGACAGGCGTTCAGGCCACAGGTAACGCAGGAAATGTCACGCCTATTGGCGTTCAGAGCGTCGCCCTCACGGGTGTTCAAGCAACAGGGGCAGTTGGCTCGGTTGGCGTATCCACATCTGTTGCGCTCACGGGAGTTGCGGCAACAGGTTCTATTGGTTCTGTCGCGCCTTCTACCTCTATTGCCCTTACCGGAGTGCAGGCCACTGGCGCTGCCGGTTCTGTAGCTGTTGGCGCTCGTTCTATCGCCCTCACGGGAGTTCAGGCATCGGGCCAAGTTGGCGATGTTACGGATTCCACAACGGCCCAAGAGAACGGAGTTGTAGCCACCGGCCAAGTCGGTAATACCGGCGTCTCTATCTCTGTTGCATTGGCCGGTGTCTCGGCTACAGGTGCCGTAGGTTCTGTAGCTGTTGGGGCGCGGTCCGTTGCGTTGACCGGCGTTCAGACCACAGGTGCTGTTGGTTCCGTCGCGCCTTCTACCTCGGGTGCGCTTACCGGAGTTCAAGCTGCTGGACAGGTTGGGTCTGTAGCGGTCGGAGCGCGATCCATAGCAATTACCGGCGTTGCAGCCACAGGCGCTGTTGGTTCAGTCGCGGCCACCAGAACCATAGCTCTTACTGGAGTTCAGGCTACCGGGCAAGTCGGTTCCGTTGCGGTCGGAGCGCGGTCTTTTTCGCTGACGGGCGTACAAGCTACTGGCGCTGTAGGTTCTGTTGCCGATACCACAACTATATCCCTGACGGGCGCACAAGCTACTGGCGCTGCCGGTTCCGTAGCAGTTGGTACGCGGTCCATTGCGCTAACGGGCGTACAGGCTCAGGGCCAAGTTGGCAACGTCACTGACAGCACGTCCGCTCAAGAAAATGGCGTTGTAGGTACGGGTCAGGTCGGCAATGTCGGGGCTTCTCTAACCATAGCTCTGACTGGCGTTGCGGCCACGGGGCAAGTTGGCAGTGTTCAGTATGCGCAGGCGCTTACGGGTGTTTCTGCTACCGGGCAGGTGAGCAGCCTTACTACGTCCCGCACGGTTGCCCTTACCGGCGTTGCAGCCACAGGCGCGGTTGGCTCAGTTGGCAAGAGCCCTTCTGTTGCGATTACCGGAAACAGCGCCACATGCGCGGTAGGCAGTGTCACTACATCTCGCACGGTTGCCCTTACTGGTGCTCAGGCAACGGGCGCGGTAGGTTCCGTTGTTCATGCGCCTAGCATTAGCTTGTCCGGTGTTCAGGCAACGGGCGCGGTAGGTTTGGTTGCTGTTTCTACTTCCATAGCTTTGACGGGCGTCCAAGCCTCCAGCGCAGCCGGTTTTGTAGCGACGGGAGAACGGACTGTTGCTCTGGCCGGTGTGCAGGCTCAGGGCCAAGTTGGCAACGTCACTGACAGCACTTCTTCGCAGGAAGACGGCGTTATCGGAACCGGACAAGTAGGTAACGTCGGTCCAGCGGTCACGATCGGCTTGTCTGGCGTTGCGGCCACAGGCCAAGTTGGCGTTGTTGTCCGTGTCATTGAGATTGCAGGGGCGCAAGCTACCGGTCAGATTGGCTCAGTCGGCACGAACGTCACAATTGAGCTTTCTGGCGTGTCGGGCACGGCAGAAGCAGGCATCGTCAATACGGCGCTGGGTCAAGCAATCACCGGCAATGCGGCTACTGGGCAAGTCGGCACTGTTGCCCAAGCTGTCGGAGTTGCTCTATCGGGGGCGCAGGCAACGGCCGAAGTTGGCGATTTGGGAGTTCAGAGAACCAAGGAAATTCTGGGCGTGATTGCTCAGGGTGTCGTAGGCAATGTCAGGCTGCCGTGGGTCTTGATTGATGACAGCCAAAGCGTAAGCTGGCAAAATGTAAATACCGCCGCTGACGCTGGCTGGACTCCGGTTGGCACCGCCCAGACCAATTCTTGGATTCTGGTTGACACAACATAGGATCGAAGATGGCACTTGTTCTAGCAGACCGCGTTAAAGAGACGACTACCACGACAGGCACCGGCACCATTACGCTGCTAGGCGCAGTGTCGGGGTATCAGTCTTTTGCGGCGATTGGTAACGCCAACACCACCTACTACGCCATCGTTGGACCCACGACCGAGTGGGAAGTGGGCATCGGCACGTACACGTCTTCGGGCACCCTACTATCTCGGGACACGGTGCTGGCATCGAGCAACTCCGGTTCGCTGGTGTCTTTTTCTGCGGGCACCAAGGATGTGTTCTGCGACTACCCCGCCGTCCGCGCCGTACAAGGCGCTCAGGGGTACATAGAGAACTCCGCCACCATCTCCGTCTCCTCAACGATCAACGCAGGCAACAACGCCATTTCCGGAGGTCCGGTGACCATTGCCTCGGGCATCACGGTCACGGTGCCTTCTGATTCTACTTGGACTGTGACATGACCCTTGTACTTAATGGCACTACGGGTGTCTCTGCTATTGACGGCTCGGCCTCTACGCCCGCCTTCCAAGGCAACGACACCAACACCGGCGTTTTCTTTCCCGCTGCCGATCGAATTGGTTTTTCTACCAATGGTGTTCAACGTGGTGAGTTTGATTCTTCCGGCAACTTTCAGTTTAACAGCGGCTACGGCTCCGTAGCTACTGCCTATGGTTGCCGTGCTTGGGTGAATTTCAACGGCACGGGCGTAGTTGCAATAAGAGGAAGTGGGGGCGTAACTAGCATTACGGATAACGGTGTGGGGCTGTACACAGTAAATTTCAGCATCACTTTTCCAGATACAAACTATGCCTTCTTTTGCACCACATTCGCAAATAGAGCGCCCGGATGGGATTCAACAACGGCCACAAAAAGCACAACAGCTTTGAGTGTTCAGAATACTATTCCAGCAACATCTAGCAACGAAGACGTTACACAATTTAACGTCGTTGTTTTCCGTTAAGGGCCACTTATGAACCAACGCATCATTTACCCTACTGATGAAGGAGGCGTGGCGATTATTGTTCCCGCGCCTAATTGTGGTCTGACCATCGAAGAAATTGCCGCCAAGGATGTTCCTCCCGTCGTTGTGTTCGGCCCCGAGAATTCCGTAATCTCGTCCACTGCACGGCCCTACAAGATCGTGGATGTCACTGACATCCCGACCGACCGCACGTTCCGTGGCGCATGGGAGTACGCAGAATGATCGTGATCAATGTCATCAAGGCCAAGGCCATCGGCCACGACATGCGTCGCGCTGCACGGGCTGAAGAGTTCAAGCCTTACGACGATGCCATTGCCAAGCAGATTCCCGGGCAGATGGAGGGCGCTGAAGCGGCCCGTCAGGCAATCCGCGAAAAGTACGCTGCTGTGCAGGCCGCAATTGATGCTGCCACCACGGCTGATGAGATTAAAGAGGCGCTGGCATGAGTCTCGTAAAAGTCTCTGGAAACCCCAGCGGCACTACATCCTCGGCGCTTCATAAAGGACAAACATGAGCTTGAAACTCAACTCCAGCAGCGGCGGCAGCGTTACCCTGCAAGAGCCGACCACGGCCACTAACGGAACGCTAACTTTTCCGGAAGGCACAGGAACTGTTGCCGTCAACGGCCTGAGTTCCAATATTGTCTCGGGTACTTCTGTCGCGTCCACCTCTGGCACCAGCATCGACTTCACTGGCATCCCGTCTTGGGTCAAGCGCGTGACGGTGATGTTGAACGTGGTAAGCACAAACGGATCAAGCAACTGGTTGGTACAGGTTGGCGCTGGTTCTGTAACAAACTCGGGCTACGCAAGTTCGGCAGTTCAAATGGCGGCGTCTAACACCGCTGCGTCATCCACCGCTGGATTCATTGTGACCGGCGCGTTTGCGGCTTCTTTGGCTTACTCAGGACATGTCGTGATTACCAATATCACGGGAAATACTTGGGTCTCGTCTTCCAATGTCGCGGGCTCGGCGGGCAATAACAGTGTTGCTGCGGGAAATATTGCCCTTGGCGGCACCCTAGATCGCGTTCGCATCACCACTGTGGGCGGTACCGACACCTTCGACGCTGGCTCTATCAACATTTTGTATGAGTAACCCATGAGCACCGTAAAAGCCAACAACCATCAGGTCGGTCAAAGCGTCACGGCCACCAATAACTTCACGCTGTATCAGCCTGCAACGCCTGACGGCACTGTGCGGCTGGGCGTGGGTAATGCGGGGGCTACAACTTCGGACGTGATCACCGCTACGAACGCGGGCAACGTCACTATTGCCGGAACGCTGACTGCTGCGGCTGTTGTGGGGGGCCTACCCGGCGGTCAAGGACAAGCCTTTACTTCCAGCGGCACTTTTACCATTCCTACAGGCATCACAGCAATCAAGATGACGATTGTGGGTGGAGGCGGTAATGGGGGAGCAACAACTGGCGCTAATGTCGCTGCGAGTGGAGGTGGAGGCGGCGGAGCAGCTATTAAATTCCTCACTGGCTTAACTCCCGGAAACACCCTCACAGTTACGGTCGGCGCTGCTGGAGGCACATCTAGTGTGGCTTCTGGTACACAGTCAATTACTACCGTTTCTGCTACGGGGGGCGCTAACGGCACTACTACAACAAGCTCTCAAGGGGCAGGTGGTTCGGGTGGCGTAGGGTCTAACGGCGACCTCAATATTGGGGGCGGAGGCGGCGGCAATTCTCATTACTTTACTATAAGCTGCAACTTATATGGGTTTCCGGGTGCTGGAGGGGCGTCTATTCTTGGCGGCGGCGGCGCAGGGGCGGCGTTAACTGCAGGTAATGCAGGCCGTGTCTACGGCGGTGGTGGAAGTGGTGCAATGTACGGTTATTTTGCAGCGGGCGGTGCTGGTGCCGCCGGTGTTGTTTTAATTGAATGGTGATACGCATGAACGCACAACCTTACTGCATGGTCGATACGACCACCAACATTTGCGACAATGTGGTGATGTGGGACGGCAATCCTAATACATGGACTCCGCCCCCAAGCCACTTGATGCTGGTGCAAGCCACTACCCCTGCGAAGGTCTGGGAGTACGACTCCGTAACTAAGACTTGGAGTCTTGGCGTTCAAGTTGGCGCAGGCCAGATCAACTTTGCGTGGGACGGGACTTACCTCATCACGAACGATCCTGAGCCTGTTGCCCCAACGCAGCCTGCCACCACTGGAGCGCAGACGCTGTGATCCAAGTCGCTCCTCGCTTCACCGTCACGCAGAATGGGACGACACTTAACGTCTACCATGCCGACGCTGGGCAGGGGCTACCGCGCCATGGGCACCTGTACTCTCATCTAACCATCTGCACCGCCGGGCGTTGCGTTGTCCGCAAAGAAGGCCGTCAGTTGGAGATGACCAAAGACACGCAGCCGGTCAACCTTACGGCCAACGAATGGCATGAGATTGAAGCGCTGGAAAATGAGACTGTGTTTATCAACGTATTTGCCGCCTAGAGGTACCTTATGGCCTATTCAGACAACCTTCGTATCGACCTAATCGCCACGGGCACGCAAGCCGGTGTGTGGGGCACCACGACCAACACTAACCTTGGCACCATCATTGAGGACGCGATTGCTGGGTATGTGGCTGTCAGCGTCACCAGCGCCAATCAGGCTTTCACCATTGTGGACGGGGCTGCTGATGAGGCACGCAACGCCATGATCCGCCTGACGACGACTACGGCGGCAAACTTTGCGGTCTACGCGCCGCCGGTTTCCAAGTCCTACGTCATCCAAAACGGCAGCGCCTACGCGGCCACAATCTACAACTCCACCGTTGCAGGCAACACGACTGCGGCCGGTGCGGGCGTGGCTATCCCCGCTGGTAAGACCATGACGGTCTGGTCGAACGGCACCGACTTCTTGGTGCAGAACAGTCATGTGATTGGTACGGTGGTGGGAAACGTGACGGGCGACCTTACTGGCAACGTCACGGGGAACATTAATGGAGTTGTTACGGCTACTGCGGGCTCGACTGCGGTTACCGCTACTTTTGGGGATAACGACACCTCAATTGCAACGACCGCTTTTGTTCAAGCGGCGCTTCAAGCACTACACCCCGTAGGTTCCGTTTATATCAACGCGACAAACGCCACCAATCCCGGCACGTTGCTTGGCTTTGGCACTTGGACAGCGTTTGGTGCGGGCCGAGTGCCGGTAGGCTTTGATGCCGGTAATGCACTGTTTGACACGGCTGAAGAGACTGGCGGCAGCGCGGATGCAATTGTTGTCTCGCATACCCACACGGCAACCGTTACTGATCCCGGACACAATCATACTTTTCAGCAAGCAGGATCTGCACAGGTTCAATCCGGTTCCAATACTCCGTGTTTTACGGCAAACTCAACGCAAAACACCAGTACGGCCACTACCGGCATTAGCGTCTCTAACAGCACGACCGGCTCGTCTGGCACCAACGCCAACTATCAGCCGTACATCACCGTGTACATGTGGAAACGCACGGCGTAAGAGCATGCCATGCTTGATCCAATCACCGCATTTGCCACTGCGCAAGCTGCGGTGGCGGGCATCCAAAAAGCACTCAAGCTAGGGAAGGACATTACCGGCTGTATCAAGGAGTTCTCGCAGCTTTTTGAGTCAGCCGACATCGTCAACAAAGCCGCCAATGAAGCGAACGCTGGAAAGTCAGACGCGGCGCAGGCGATGGAGATCGTCATGCAGCAAAACAAGCTGCGTGAGGACATGGAGCATTTAAAGCACCAGTTGGTGTACGGCGGCTACCCAGAGTTGTGGACCCTCTTTCTCCAGAAGCACATGGAGATTCAGAGGGCAAGGAAGAAGAGGGAAGCAGAGGAAAAGGCGGCGAAGCTAAAGCGTAGGCAAGAGCAGGCGATGTTTGTCCTGTACACCATCATCACCGTCGCGTTTGTTTCGTTTCTAATCGGATTCGTTTACATCGTTATGCACGTATGAGTGAAGAGAAGATCAACCACAACACTTTGATCGACAAGGTCCTTGGGTATGTGGACTCGCCGTTCAAGCTGTTTGCCATCGTGCTGATGGCCGTCTTCGCGTTCGTGGGTTATTTTGTTTGGCAGAACCAAGAGTTTCTGATCGGTGCCTACAAGGAACAAAGAAAGCTGCCCACGATTGCCGAAGACAGGGTGGAAGATGTAGCAGCGCATCTGTTCAAAAACACCGACGCTGCGGTGGTCGCCATCTTCAAGGTCAACCCTATGTTTGGCACTCGCGTGCTGCATAGGGCGTACACCAAGGACGGCAGGGACAAAACCCACGAAGGGTTGGATGTCGGCCTCTTTACTGCCAACGCCGCAAACAACAGAGATGTCGTGGCGCTGATGGCAAGTGAGATTCCCTGCGGCGCGTACAAAACCGCGCAGTCTGAGATCGGGCTGTGGTATATCGAAAAGGGCGTTACTTACGGGTGCCGCATCAGTGTCCCGCCTGAGCAGGGCAAGTTCATCGGGCAGATTACGGTAGGCTGGAAAGAAGAGCCCCCGGATGTTGATCAGTACCGTGTCCTTCTGCAAATCGCAGCAACCATGTTATCTAGGAGCAAACAGTAATGGAATGGCTTAAACAGATCGCCCCCACTATCGCCACAGCGATGGGTGGCCCCTTGGCCGGTATGGCCGTCTCTGCAATCTCCAAGGCTATTGGCGTGGAGCCGGAGAAGGTCGGAGACATGATCTCCAACAACAAACTGACCGCCGAGCAGATTGCACAGGTCAAGATAGCTGAGATTGAGCTTCAGAAACAGGCCAACGAACTGGGCCTGAACTTTGAAAAGCTGTCGGTAGAAGACCGCAAATCCGCTCGGGAGATGCAGGCTACGACCCGGTCTATCGTGCCCCCGGCACTGGCTGCAATTGTCACTGTCGGGTTCTTCGGCATCATGGTGATGATGCTGCTGGGCAAAGTGGACTCCAACAACCCCGCTATCTTGATGATGCTTGGCTCCCTCGGCACCGCATGGACGGGCATCATCTCCTATTATTTTGGCTCCAGCGCAGGCTCCCAAGCCAAGACCGATCTTCTCTCCAAAGCACCGGCAATCAAATGAAAGAAAACTTCGACTCCGCCCTTGAAGCCATCCTCCACCATGAAGGTGGCTATGTAAATCACCCGGCTGACCCCGGCGGCATGACCAATCTAGGCGTCACCAAGCGCGTCTGGGAAGAGTGGGTCGGCCACGAGGTAGACGAAAAGACCATGCGGGCGCTGACCCCTGAGATTGTTGGCCCCATGTACAAGGCCAAGTACTGGGACAAGATCAAGGGCGACGATCTCCCTGCCGGGGTGGACTACATCGTGTTTGATGCCGCCATTAACTCTGGCCCAAGCCGTGCGGCTAAGTGGCTACAGCAAACCGTGGGGGCGATTCCAGACGGGATGATTGGCCCCGGCACGCTGGGCAAGGTGGCGGCTATGCCTGCGGACGATATTGTGGAAAAATACCAGCAAACCCGCTTGGAGTTTCTGCGGTCCCTGTCAACTTGGAACACCTTTGGTAAGGGGTGGGGTCGCCGGGTCCAAGAGGTCCAAGTCACTGCCGCCAAGATGACCGAGTCTGCGGCGTAAGGACGCACTCATGCCGCTGCAAAAACTCCAACTCAGGCCCGGTGTAAACCGTGAATCAACCTCGCTTGCCAATGAGGGCACTTGGTTTGAGATGGACAAGGTGCGCTTTCGCTCGGGCTTTCCCGAGAAGATTGGCGGCTGGGTGCGGGATACCGGCTCGGCTGATACGGCTAATAACGCATTAGCCCCGGCCACTGGATCATTCTGGGGAGT